ACTCCAAAATCTTTTCCGTTGTTACTGGATAGCAAACCAGGGACGTTTTCGATGATGAAGTATTCTGTTTGCGTTTCTTCCACAAGTCTTGCAATCTCCCAGAATAACCCGCTTCGTTCGCCAGCAAGACCAGCTCTTTTGCCAGCAACGCTGAGGTCTTGGCAGGGAAATCCTCCTGTAATAATTCCTGTGCTTGGTGTAAATCCTGCATTTATTAGATCCTCTCCCTTAACTGTGGTCACATCTGTAAATTGGGTAGCGTCAGGAAAATGCTGCGCCAATACCTGGTTGCAGTTCTTATCTATCTCAACCGAGGCTACTACCTTTACTCCTTGTCGTTGCATAGCTAAGTCAAAGCCACCTACGCCTGCAAACAAACTAACACCGGTCAGCATTGTTTTCCCCTTTATTTATTAAAGATAGCCACAACTCAAGCATTTCTTTTTTGATAGGACCGCTTTCAAACCACTCTTCCTCAGTCATCAGTACCAGCCTCTTCTGTCTGAGTGTTGGAGAGCGCGACACGCACTCCCTCCATAGCGGTGACTAAGGTATCGTACACCGCGAAGGATTTGGAGTTCAGGTTGGCTACTACGTTCTCCAAGGAGTTGAGCAATTCCGTAAGCTGTTGATCGCTTGTTGTCTGCGAGGTGGTCAAACCTGCTCTCACGGGTCCAAAGGGTGACAAGACATCTGATTTGTTTTTGATTGTAACCGAGTGCTCGTGCGTAACTGACTGTAAGTGCCTTGTTCTCACGCTTCTCCTCCATTGTAGCCTTCGTCCGTGCTGTCATAATCGGTACGTCCTGCGACATCTGGGACAGAGTTGGCTCGTGTGTGTACGCCCACGCTAAGAACAGTAGTGCCGTCAATACTAATCCAATTTTTCCCTTGCTTTTCATCTTCTATCTTCTCCATTTCGAGCAGTTGCTTATAGGTATCAGGGTATAGATGAGCAAGGCGAACTAACGCCCTGTCTCTTGCACGTCTGTAGTTACGATCTCTTACATTCTTTCGCTTGGCAGTTGCCACCCTCTTCTTGACTTCATCAGTCATTAAGTTTGTCCTCCCACACTATAAGCACATAGGCTACCAGCATTACCACCATTATCCCTAGTACCAGGCTCATAAGCTGGCTGCCTTTACTATCTCGGTGATGTCTAGAGTCTGCCCTACTAGGTGGGCATCCTCCTCATCACTATCCCACGCACTCACCAACAGGCGTGAGCCTACCGGTGCGTGAGCCAGCCATTGAATGGCTTGTCCTGCATCTGCCCCGCCCCACGTGTTCTCTCCCCCAGCCTCGACCACTTCATAGAATAGGATCAACTCTGACTTTGGCGGGTGAATTGTGTACACATTACTCATCATCATCTCCCTCTGCCTTTGCGTCCGTCTCTCCGTCTTTAATACACTCACCACAGACGTGCCATTGTCCGTTATCTTCTAGCCAAATGAAGTCAGCTACACCTTCACAAAACTTGCACTCATTCATTTTCTTCCTCCTCAAATCCAAATAGTTGCGACAGGGCAGAGTTCGCCCTCTTTAGGTTTTTGATAGCCTCTGCTATCTCCTCCTCTTTAATGTTCTTCTCAGCCTGGTTTATACACAAATCAAACTTAGCCTCTAAGTATTCTTTATTCATTGCCTGCCTCCTCTAACTCAACGTGTATGCACTCTGCTAAGTCATTACTCTTGGTCATCTCAAATACCCAATCTATAAACTCATCTATTGCATACTCTTGTGGGTCATCTATTTCCATACCCATTTCCCTAGCTTGGTCAATGTCTATGTGTAATTTAAGTGTTGCCGTTACTTTCATTTGCTTTCTCCCCTTTCGCTTGGTAAACAAACAACGCACCAAGCGGTGTCGTTGCCCTCTTTCACTATCTGCCCCTCTTCATCTGCCCACACTATGTCGTCACGATCTAGTGTGTCACCGCATCGGAAACATTTAACCGCTTCCTCGTAATCTCCCGCATAAAATACGGGGTCATTCAGCTCTGGTTCGTATCCCATCCTCGCCCTCTCTCGCTCTCTCCCGCACCTAGCGGCAGACCACCAGGCACCGACCCGAACCGGTGCCCGATAGTTCGCCTCTAAAGCTCCAAACACTCCGCCATTGACCCCCAGCACCAGCCGAAAAGCTCCGCATTTGGTGAGTCAATTCCCACCCACCAAAGGGAAGAGGACACCAGCACCAAGCCCCAAAGGGCGAGAGTGGCAAGGACTCCCAACACGAACCAGCCTCGCGGGGTGATGTTCTTCATAGCCCGAACTCCTCTTCTACTTCTAGCAACTCAGCGATGAATCGGGTTACCTCTTGGGGGCGGTTAGCGTACTCAGTCAGAGCCTCGCCAAGTTTGCCGAGTTCTATGTAGCCAAGAGAAAAACTTGGGTTCTTCCAATCTGCAAGTGAAATCTCTTCGCCGTACATCTCCTCGGCGTAGCCGATTAGGTCGAGGAACTTACGAAATGGGGCGAAGTTGTCGAAATTGCCAGACCAGTTATAAAGGTCTCCAACTGCTTCGGCATAAGTTGGAGTCGCTTCAGAACTCCAAGACAAAGCACCCTCGGCGCGTAGTGTTTCATCGTTCTTTGCGCAGTCAACGCACCCGCTTGTGCGGTCTCCTGCGTGGATTGTTGTTGTCATTTGTTAACCCTTTCAATATCTGACCTCGTCAGTTGCCGAATTACGGCAAGACGCCCGAAGGCGTTTCGGTCTAGTTTGAATACTTTGGTTGGAACTCTTGTTGCGCTTCACGAAGAAGACGGGCAACGTTGACAGGGTCGCCTTCAAACATCTGGACAAGGTCGTCTTCTGTCAGTCCGTACTTGCTGAGTTCTTCTTCTTCGATTCCCAAAGAATCAAGGTCAAGTTTTGAAGCGGTGAACATAATGAAAAGATGAAACAGTCCATAGATGTCTTCACCATTGTGATCTTCTGTATCAAAACCCTTTGCAATCTTCTCGAGATCTGTTTCTGGTGTGAGAACAACTTTGCCACTTGTTACGAGTGTTGCGACGTAATCCAAAGCGAAATGAAAGTTGGTAGTCCAGCAGTTAATGTCTGCGCCCATCATCTTCTTGAAACGATTTGGCTTCGTTGTTTGGATTGTTGGTTCTAATTCAACAAGAACCATACTAGTTTTGAAGTTCTCATCGTCACCATTTGAATCAGTTGGTTCTTCAATCTGTACTTCGATTGCAAAGATTAACTGTTGCAATTCTCTGTCTGTCAGTTCTTTATCTGTTGTGAAGCGAATCTTTCCTTGGTACTTGTGTTCCATTTTTCTACCCTTTCGCGGATTGTTCGGGTTCCGCTGGTTCCAACTATACACGAAAAAACTGGGTGAGGCTCCCCCATACGGCAGACCAAAAGCAGAAGCTTTGGTAACGATTTGATAACGGAATTGCTGTAAGTTACCAGGATGCAGTCACCGGTAACTTGGGAGTTTCCTGAGCATTTGCAGAGCTGAAAGCAGAAGGGCAAAGGGTCGGCGGTTGGTTCAATGGGTCACCAGTTGTCAGGTGATCTGGTCGGGTTGGCTGGTTAGTTGGGTTGTTAAATGTCTGCCGAGGGAATGTTGAAAGGTGCCGAGGGTACAGCAAGCCCCCTGACCAATTCCAAAGTTATCCACAGGTCTGACCAGTTATCCACAGGGCAAGCGCTGGCAAAAAACCTGCAGGGCAGGGCACGCACACCCCCCGTTGTTGTTTTTACCTAGGGGATGTACTGTGTACTCAAACAAAAAATATTTGCTAAAGTGAAAGCTGTAATACGCCTCTGACCTGCGGTTATATATACTGTGATGAACGTCACATTGTAAAAACGGGAAATGCGTTAAATTTCCTGCCTTATATATAGTAAGGGGTTTTAATAGGAAAAGCCCTGAGCTGCTACGGTATGGCCTCTTACGAGGCCCCTAGGCCGAGTTCAGTCTTACCCCTCAGTTCGCTGTGGCTCCTTCGGGCGTCAAGCCCGATCTGCCCAGTACTTTTAGTGGGGATAGGTCTATCTACTGGTAGATGAAACCTTCCTCGCCTAGTATAAGGAATCTCTGATTCCGGCCGAGGCCTACGCGCCTCGTGTAAAAACGAACCGATTCCGGCCGGTCCCCAATAAATTTTAGGAGATCACGTGGCTGACAATAGTGCCGACATCGCCAAGAGAATCATCCTTGGCTGTGTTGCAGAGGGTATGACCATTGAGGCAGCTTGTGCCTCCGCTGGCAAATCCATTAAGACTTACGAATACTACCGCAGAACCGATAAGGTCTTTACAGACAAAATTGACCGAACACGGCTGGGCTTAAAGGACAAGTCCTTTGCCTCATCCGATGTTCACGATCTTACCTTTGCCGAGTTTCGCCAGAAGTACCTACACTCCCGCACCTTTCCACATCAGCAGAACCTGATAGATGTAATCGAAGGCCGCGAACCTGGCTGGCTACATCCTTCTATGAAGTACGAAAAGGGTCTGGCTAATAACAGAATCCTTTTGAACATTCCGCCCAACCACGCCAAGTCTATGACCGTGACCATTGATTACGTCACTTGGCAGGTTTGTCAGAACCCTAACTTTAGAGTACTCATTGTATCTCAGACGCAGCAGTTAGCTGCAGACTTTCTCTACGCCATCAAGCAACGCCTGACTCATCCAAACTATGAAGCACTCCAACAGGCTTACGCTGCTGGCGTAGGGTTTAACTCTAAGTCTGCCTCGTGGCAGGCTACCCGTGTCACCTTTGGTGATGAGCTTCGTGAGTCATCTGAAAAAGACCCGAACATCGAAGCCGTCGGTATCGGCGGTCAGATCTACGGTAAGCGTGCAGATATGATTATTGTTGATGACGCGGTAACCTTAAAGAACGCTAACGAGTTTGAAAAGCAAATCCGCTGGTTAACCCAGGATGTACGCTCTCGTCTTAACCCTACTGGTAAGTTAATCATTATCGGTACCCGTGTTTCTGCAGTAGACTTATACAAGGAGCTACGTTCAGAAGACCGCTACCCAGGTGGCTTGGTCCCTTGGACCTATCTGGCAATGCCAGCTTTGCTGACAACAGATGAGAACCCTGACAAATGGGAAACTCTCTGGCCTGCAAGTGATGCTCCATTTGATGGACAGACAGAATCAGATTTAGATAAAGACGGACTATACCCACGTTGGAATGGTCGTAACCTTTACAACGAACGTCAAGCTATGGATGCTTCCACTTGGGCGCTTGTCTATCAACAACAAGATATCTCAGATGATGCCATCTTTGATCCAGTATGTGTGCGAGGTTCTATAGATGGTATGCGTAAAGCAGGTCGCTTGGTTCCTGGTCACCCAGGTCATCCACGTGATGTCAACGGCTTTAGTTTTATTTGTGGTCTTGATCCCGCTATGGTTGGTGATACAGCCGCCATTTGTTACGCTGTTGATCGCACTACACATAAACGCTACATTGTTGATGCTATTAAAATTACTAGGCCAACACCTGCTGCGATCCGTCAGTTAATATTTGACTGGACTTCCCTGTACTCACCCAGTGAGTGGATAGTAGAGAAGAATGCTTTTCAATCATTTCTTACGCAAGATGAGGGCATCCGCGCAAACCTTGCCTCTAGGGGTGTGTTACTGCGAGAGCACCATACAGGAAACAACAAGTGGGACTCAGGCTTCGGTGTTGCTTCTATGTCTACCTTGTTCGGCACAAAACAATTTGACGGCAAGCACCACCGCGACAACCTTATTCACTTACCT